GGAGATCCGACTGGTATGTCACCCATTTCAGCATATCTATTTCTAAATGTTAAATAACTACTAAAACCTAAAAGATCTGGACTTAAGAAAGCACATTGTGTAAATAGATCTAATGGAGATTTTGTTATTGGCGATCCTGTTAATATGCGCCTTATATGCGATAGTGGCCGTAGTCTTAAAATATTTTTTGTTCGTTTTGCTTGTCGGTTTTTTATTGTGGTGGATTCATCCAGCACTACAAAATTTAATATATTTTTAGATAAATAATCTTCACAAGCATCAAGTCCCCTTTTAGTTGATAAAGCTTCAACGTTAATTAGAAACATTCTAAACTCTTTGCATTTATTTAAAGCTTCATATTGTTTAGGTTTATCTATATTCCATTTAAATATCCTATATTTTATATCATTAGGTAAATGTGTTTGTATTTCATCCTCCCATATCGTATAGACTGATTTAGGTGCAATGATTAAAACTGCATTTATCTTTTTTTTAAAATATAGGTAAGCAAAATTATCAATAGTTACTTTAGTTTTGCCAGTACCCATCTCCATGAAGTAAGCCCATTGTGATTTATCTGCTGAATCTTTTAAAGCGTTCCTCTGATGTTCGTATGGTTTAGTTTTATACGGGTATGTCCACATCCTGTTTGTTTATAAATTTTTTTATTGATTTATGCAAGGAGTTAATTTAAGAGGTGTGCAGGAGGAAAATATGGATATAGAAAAAATGTCATCCATGGGCATTGGTCAGCATGATGTTAAATCAATTTCTGAAAAATGCCAACAACTCAAAGATCTCCAACAACAACTCAAAAAAAAGAATGAAGAACTAGATCATATCAAATTTAAAGTAAGAGATATGGAAGAGCGAATCATTCCTGAAATGATGCAGGAAGCTGGTGTATCATTACTTAAATTAAGTGATGGTTCACAAGTAGAAGTAAAACCTTTTTACGCTGCTAAGATTCCTGAGTCTAGAGTTGAAGAAGCATTTGGTTGGTTGCGATCTAACGGTCATGAAGATTTAATCAAGAATACCGTTACTGCTTCCTTTAACAGGGGACAGGACAACCAAGTTGCAGAACTTATAAAAGTATGTGAGGAGTATAACTTTACTTATAATCAAAAACAAAAAGTAGAGCCAATGACACTCAAAGCTTTTGTAAGGGAGCAAGTTGAAGGTGGTAAAAAACTACCTTTTGATTTGTTTGGAGTATACATCGCTAACAAAACGAAAATAACAACGAAGGAGTAACAATGTCGATAAAGAACAACGTAAAGTTCAAAGACGAACAAGCGACAGGAACTAACGTAGAAGTAAAGAAGACTGGCGCAGTTGCAGCTTTTAATATTGAAAAGTTTGCAGACACAGGGTTTGATAATGTTGACGCAAAAAGTTTAGCATTACCATTCCTGAAAGTGTTAGGACAACTCTCTCCACAAGTAACTCAGGGAGATAGTTTATTCATACAAGAGGCTAGACCTGGTATGATCTATAACACTGTAACAGATGAATTATTTGATGGTGCTAAAGGTATCAACGTAATTCCTTGTTATTATAAACTAGAGTACATTGAGTGGCAGGATAGAGATAAAGGTGCAGCAGCACCCGTAAATGTTTATCCAGCAGATTCTGATATCATGAGTAAAACAACTCGTGGTGATGATGGTAAGGATAGATTACCAAATGGTAATTATGTTGAGGAGACAGCTTCTCATTATGTCCTTATTGTTGAACAGGATAAAAACTCAACAGCACTAGTGACAATGAAATCTACCCAAAGGAAGAAATCCAAGAAGTGGAATTCTATGATGATGTCACTTAGACAAAAGAGGAAAAGTGGTCAAGGTAGTTTTAGACCTGCACCATTTACTCAAATCTATACTATGAAAACTGTATTGGAGAAAAACAATAAAGGATCTTGGTATGGTTGGGAGATAGAACACCAAGGAGCAGTTGGTAGCGAAGAGCTAATGAAAACAGCATACGAATTTTACGAAAGTTGTAAAAAAGGTGCTGTAAGAGTAAACCATCAAAAAGAGGAGCAAAGTCCAAAGACTCCATTTTAATTTATGGTAATACTTGACAAAACCCTGGAGGAGTTTGTAGAACTCTTCCAGGGCTCCAACACATATTTTGGTGTTTCCAAACCTACAGGAAAGAAAAATTCTAAAGGTAAGGCAGAATACAAACATTGGTTAGAACCTCAACCAATGACATTAGACCATTGGAAACAACATTTAACAGGAGAATCATATTATGGAAGTGTCCCAATTAGAGATGATAATACATGCAATTGGGGTGTCATCGATGTTGATCGTTATAATATACAGCATAAGGAAGTTATTAAAACGATACGACAAAGAGGATATCCGTTAGTACCGTATAGATCAAAATCAAATGGCTTGCATTTGATAATACATGTTGATGGTGTTGTTCCAGCATCATCAATGCGTAAAAAATTAATAGAGATAGCATCAGATTTAGGTATCAATGATACCACCACAGATATTTTTCCTGCACAAGACGAAGTAGATTTAACACCAGACAATTGGGATGATAAAAGAAAAGGTAATTTTGTAAACTTACCTTATCAAAAAGCACACATGACAACTAGAGTTGCCATGGATAATGAAGGCAATTCAGTAAAGATTGAGGATTTGTACGAGTTTGTAAAGCCTTACAGGGTGACACCAACAGAATTTAAAAAAATTAAAATATTTCAAGATGATGAAACAAAAGATTACCCGCCTTGCGTAATAAATTTTATGAAAAACAAAATACAAAAAGGTGAAGGTAGAAATGATGCAATGTTTAATGTTGCAGTATTGGCTAAAAAAATTAATCCTGACCCTGTGATGTATGAAGAATGGACAAGAGAGATGATGTCTAAAGTTTGTTCAGAAAAATTACATCCCAAAGAATTACAGAATATTTTTAAAGGAGTTGAAAACAAAGAATATGCATACAAATGTAAAACTTCTATTGCTAGAATGCACTGTGTATCTAGTGAGTGTATTAAAAGAAAGTTTGGGATAGGTGCAAATGAGGCCTTACCTGAGGTAGGTAAACTGCAAAAAGTAAACTCATATCCTGAACCATACTGGATTTTGCCTATCCAGGGTAAATCAATAAGACTTTCAACAAAACAATTGTATCAACAACAATTACTGGGAGAACAACTTTTAAATTATGACATTGTTTGGAGACCATTAAAACCAACAAAAAGAGATCCAGATCCATACAGGGACTGGCTTGAAGAACTTATGTCAAACAAACAAGATATGGAGGGATTTGATTCTTTTGAAGAGGGGCAAGACGTATTTAATTCAAGGATGTCTAGATTTTTAGAGGATGTTGAAGATACTACAGAATTCGATCAGATTGACTCTGGTAATATTTGGAGAGATGATACAGATATGAGATTTAAATTAGAAACATTTAGATCTTTTATGAAGAAAATGGGGTACAATTGGAATGAAAAAGAATGTACTAAATTTTTAGAACAAGGAGGTGCAAAGCCTAAAAAGAAGTTTCAAAATATAAGTAGTAGACACTGGGTGGTGTCACTGCCAAAACAATCAGAGCATAAAAACAAAAATGTCAAATTTACTAAAACAAAAGCTGCGTGGGAAGACAATTAAAATATTTGGACCCCCAGGCACAGGAAAAACAGAAAACTTACTTAAAAGAGTTCAACGTTATCTTAAACAAGGATATTCACCAGATGAAATTTGTTACATATCATTTACTAATAAAGCAGTTGACGAATGTATTGCAAGAGTAAGAAAAAGATTCAAAGAGTATGATGAAGACGATTTTAAATATTTTAGAACATTACATTCTTTGGCCAGGCAACAGTTTGCTGAAATACCTGTTTTAGATCCAAGAGCAGACTTGTTAATGTTTCATACTCAATATGGGACTGTAAAAGTAAATTATAAAGAAGGTCATGATGATCAAAAAGTTTACAACAATTGGTCTCTACAAATATATGATCGTGCAAGAAATATGAAAGTTGACCCAGTTTCTTTGTACAAACAGCAATCAAGAAAAGCTGTTAGATTACAACAGTTTAAATCAATTATAGCAGGATACGAAGAGTTTAAGACAATGGAATTAGAAAACGGACACCGGACACCGGACAGGTTAGATTTTACAGATATGGTGCAGAAGTTTGTTAAAGATGGTCTGGTTATACCATTTAAAGTTTTAATGGTTGATGAAGCTCAAGACCTTACACCTCTTCAGTGGGATATGGTTGTAAAGATAGCTTTAGGTGTAGATAGAGTTTACATCGCAGGAGATGATGACCAAGCAATATACGAATGGAATGGTGCTGATGTAGAACATTTTCAAACTTTCCCTGGTAAATCTTTAGTATTAAAAAAATCTGTAAGATTAAATAAAAATATACATTTTTTTTCTAAATGTTTATTATCATCTATGGGTGATAAAAGGGTAGAGAAAGAGTTTTATTCTAATCAAAAAGAGGGTTTTGTTTATAGATGGAACGGTTTAAAAAAAGTTCCTTGGGATATAGAAGGTGATTGGATGGTTTTGGCCAGGATTAATGATGTAAAAAAAGAGTTACAACAAGAGGCAAAAAGTTTAGGATTATACTTTCAAGACGTTAAAAATAACAAGTCTTTTGACCCGAATCAATTCTTAGCAATACAATACTGGGAAAAAATAGTTGACGGTGGCAGCATAAACCGTGAAGAAGCTTGCACCATGTATGAATATTTATTGAATATTGACCATGGATACCGGTCACATGATAGCAAAAAATGGAGTTTTGCACACCCAAATCAAGTATTTACTTTTGACGAATTACATTTAAGATGTGGTATGCGAGACGAAAAAGGATTATGGCAAGACGTATTTAAACGTAAATTTAAGGATAAAGATAAAAAATACTTTAATAAATTGATGGGCGAAGGTGTGGATTTAAATAAACCACCTAAAATTATTATAGATACCATACATCAAGTAAAAGGTGGAGAAGCTGATAATGTTGTATTAGCGAGTAAATGTAACTTTCCATCTCACTTTGAAAGAAAAAACTTGGAAGAAAAAGTAAAAGAGTTAAGAGTTTGGTATACAGGAGCAACTAGATCCAAAAGCACCTTACATTTATTAAGTACGTATCACCAATATCATTTTCCGTTAGGTAAATATTTTAACTTATACGAGGCAAATTATGTTTAGATTAAAAATAATAAAAGCTTTGCAAGATAAGTATGATGCGATCATATCTGAATGTGAGGCTACAATAGAAATATACTTGACTAAACCAGTCGGGATTGGAGAACACCCACAACACATAGAAGAAGTGGATAAATTAGTTAATAAAATAGCTGAGGCAGAGGATAAAATAGCTGTGTTAGAAAGATTTAAGGGATGACAAACAAAAGTTTGTTTGAAGATGTTTTTCCGCAGAGTAAACAAATCGGAGGATCTCATTATAAAAATATGGTTATACAACCATATGAGTTTATATCTAAAAACGAGCTTACATTTTTTCAAGGGAACGTTATAAAATACGTGTGCAGATACAAGCAGAAAAATGGAATACAAGATTTAGAAAAAGTCATACACTATTGTCAGTTAGAAATACTAAAGTTAAAGGATTCGAAAAAGAAATAAATGATTCGTAATAAGGAAATAAATAATTGGTTAGAATCAGATTTGAATAAATTTTTAAGAATTAAA